TTTCAAGGGCCTTTCGCCCTGTCTTCTCTTGTAAATAGTCTGCTAGATTTTAAAAAGAATAAAAAGCCCCACTTTCTTTGCAGAAAGCAGGGCTTGTCTTTTAGCAAGACAGGCTAGCTATTAGCTACCAGACTCACCAAGTAGACCGCGGACTACAACGAGTCCATACATGTCGGGACGAACCATCTTCTTGGCGTACCGAGTCATCACGCCCTTGCGAGGCACGAAGTCTTCTGTACCAAAGATGGTAGGAGTGACTTGTAGAGGCACATAAGGAGCATAGACAAATCCACTTTCGAGGAAAGATCCACCCTTACGGCCGACGAGGACCACATTTCGTGGGAAGTATGGGTCGACATAGACGTCCCACTTCTTGCTCATAGCACCAACCTTGACTGCGCCAACAGAACCACTATCTGCATCAGCAGTAATAGAAGCACGGAAGCCAGCAGTGAACTCAAGGATGTTAGCAACTTCAGGTGAAACCACGATGAAGTTAGCGCCACCACGAAGAGTCTTACGATGAATCGCAGCAGAGACATCATTGATAGTCTCTACGAGAGTCTCGTACCATTCGCTCACAGTACCGGTGAAGTCAGGAGCAGCAGAAGTTGCACCTAATTCTGCACCAGATGTGCGGTTGACGAACAGACCAGGTGAACGCGACCAGTAGTATGTACCAGCAGTTGCACCTTGAACGAGGTCCTGAAGGATCTCACGGTCGATCTCAAGAGCAATTTGCTCAGAGAGAATGCTTGTCAACTCAACCTCTGCATCCAAGTTATGGTATGCGTTGAGGTCTTGGCCAAGCTCTGGAGACCATTTGGCCTTCAGTTTTTTGGTCATCGCTGTAACAGCAATACTGTCAACCTTGATGTCAATCTCAGGGATTACATCCTTGAGATCTTGAGCAGCATTGGAAGCAGTCTCAAGTCCCCAATGGTCTTGCGGAAGAACAGCGCCGATGGATGTGGATCCACCGAAGTCGTCAGCGATTGGGAAGACTAACGCGATGAAGTCATTAGAGTCTCCAAATGTTTGGTGATCCGCGTCGTCGATGAGTACGATACGAAGCTTGTCGCTTACAATCGAAGTTAATCGACGAACAAGACGAAGATTAGTACCCGATTCTACCGCGTAGGCTGCGGATGTAGCATTAGTACCTGTCAAGTCAATAGCGCCGAGGTTATCGACGTTGAGTTCGTCCAAAGCTGTAGTTGCGTCGGCGTCAGTGTCGACAACGAGAATGTACCTAGCTGCATCGTCTGCGAGAAGATCTACGTCGTAACGAACGATCTTTTTCTCAGCTTCAGTCAAAGCACTAACAAGCTTACTAGTGATAACAGCAGTTGCGTTGAACTCGACACCAGCAGCAGCTGTAGAGCCAGTCGGCGAAGAGTAAGCGTTAGAGAGGTTGTAGAAACCGCCGCCCTCTTCAGTGATGTCTGTAACACCTGTTTGGATGCCCTTAGCAACGACTCCGCCACCATAGACTGAATCGCCTGAATCGACGCCAGCACGTCCACTATTATAGGTGAAATCCAAGAAGAAGATCAGGCCAGAAGGCAAGCTCATTGGTTGAACGCTGACGATATCGTTAGCGAGAAGACCGCCGAATACACGACGAACTAGTGGGAAAGCAACAGAAGCGAAGCCCTCCACATCACCACCAGACATGGTGGATGCTTCTTTCAGAAGCTGTGATGCTTGGTTTTCTAGGAGACGAGCCATACCATTACGGGTGACATCTCCGTCGAGACCTTCCAGAAGACCAGTCTTTTCCCACTTGGAGAGAAGAGCATCGCCCTCTTTTTGGAGGTCACGGGACCGAATTCCTTCGGTCAATTTGTTTAAAATAGACATTGTTAATTGTCCTCCTTTTTATTTGTTTTTGATTCCTGCCAATTTTTGGAAACGATTCTTCACAACGCTTTCGCCCCGTGAATTCTCTCTTCTTCGTCTTGGCACATTTAGCGATGGTCGACTGATTGCTTCGCTCAACGATTTTGGATTCTTCCTTGTGGAAGGTCCCGCTGCGCTTTGAAGGGTCTCAAATATAACCTTCGCTTCTTCTACTGAATCTGCATCTTGAATGGACTCGACAATTCTATTTTTCTGCCGCTCATTCAGGGAGGCACTCGTCAATGTCTGATTCGTGTAAAGTAGTTTTGCGTTTGAAAGGATTGACTCATCGAGCTTTCCTTTCAAATCGTAAATAAGTTGTTTTAGTTTCGTGTTCTCATCTTCCAATTTCTTGGATTCGTTACACGAAAGTCTTTCGCCGGCGTCTTGGAGGGCTTCGACCTCTTCCTTGGCTGCCGTGCCAGAACGACGGGCGAGTTCCATTTCTTCTGCGTCGTCCATAACTGCCGCAGGTGTTCCTGCCCAGCCACTCTTAGTGGGGGCGATATCAACGACCAATTCCTCGACAATCTCTCTGACCATATCTTCGTCTAGCTCGATGTCTTCTTCGATGGATCCAGATGAGTATGTCACATGAGATTTCGTTGGCAGTCGGGTCGTTTTGAGCCTAGGCTTCTCTTTACGCTCGCCAGCCTTTTCTTCTGGAGTCAGTGGTGCCATTTCTTTTGGATCTGGATATGTCCATTCACCTTCTTCCTCTTCTTCCTCAAAAACCAAATCGATTTCTTCGTCAAGTGTTTCTGATTCTTGGAGAGCAAGCTCTTCCTCTTCCTCAACACCAAACTCTCCAGCTAGTGCCGGTTGGCCTACTGGCTCGCCTTCGGGCATCGCATCGCTCATTGCTTTAAGATCATCAAGTGAAAGTTCCCACTCAGTTTCTTCTTCTGCATCTGGACAGCCGCAAAGATTTTCGCCTTCAGCGGCAGCAAGAGCAGGCTCGGCAGCTTCTTGTTCTGGCGTGATGATTGCCTCTTCAACTTTTTCGACTTCTGATTCGAGCATGATGTCGATTGCACCCTTAACTTCATCCGAATACTTTTCAAGGACGGCCGTTTCGGCGTTTTTGAGCGCGGCTTCTCTAAGCACCTTCGCATCAACAATAGCTTGTTCCAAAATGTTATACATAGTTTTTGTTCCTTAAGTACATAACTTCACAAATAAATAGTAACAGCGTTCGTAAAACGCCCCTCTCTAGCTAAATTGCTTTTCTTGCTCACGCTGGAGCTTCTGAATTGTTCTCTTTCTATTCTTTTCTTCTATTCTTCGCTTTTTGGAGGGCTTCACGAAATATTGTCTTTCTCTTACTTGCTCAACTACTCTTTCCTTTTTGCACTTTTTGAGGAACCTTTTTATAGTTCGCATTGGATCCTCGTTGGGACGAGGAGTAACTGTAACATGAGATGGGCGCTTGCCCTTTGGTACATATACTTTTGCAACTTTTTTATTTCTATCTCTTTTATCGTATCTTCTATGGTTGTTTTTGTTATGCTTAGTGTTTCTTTTATAAGCCATTGCTTCCTCTTGGTTATGCTATGTCTGCTCTAGTGTAAAGTTCTAACACATGAGTATAATTTGTTAAGTCTGGTTGAGTTTCTGGGTTTATCCTAAAAGCAATGACATCTCCCTCGGCAAAGTGTATGGTTCTTGCGCCATCAGCAGAATTAAACTCATAAGTTGTAGAGCCGGCAGAACACTCGACCGAAACTGTCTCTACAAGGGTTGCCGGATTTGCTGTGCCGTCGATTGCTTTATAAAGTTTTAATGTTGTTGTATCAGCAGCTACTGAAGTTCTCAGGTAGCTTTTCACCCATCTTCCTCGTGACGGGGCGATAAAGCGATTCAAATAAGTGGCGGCGGTCGTTTCGGTGGAGCCATATCCCATTGGAAGAAATTTCTCGGTCGCTTGAGCTAAGTTTGAGGCGCCGTGAATTAAGAATAATTCGTGACCTCGAATTGAGCCGCTAGCTTGCAATTTGCCAGACTGGCTACTTGGACTACTTCTAAAATTTCCCATAGTATATTATCTCCCTACTACCTATCAGATCTTGGGTTTGTTCCGGCGTCAGTTACTCCAGAGCCAGTAAGATCAAACATCCTATCTGTTGGAATGTTTGTAAGTTCTGCGAAAAGCTCATATCCAGCGGCGCCGCCGTTGGCAGTTAAATATATTTCCTTGCACTTTACGTTAAAGGTAACGGAGTCTTCAGCGGAGTCAAGCGTTATATAGTGGTGGCCAGAGACAGCAAATCCAGTAGCAGATGCTGTGGTCTGAAAATGAACTCTGAGTTCTCCTCCGAAGGTGCCGTCGCCTATAACAGTAACTGACTTTGCCACCATCGGGAAAGAAATTTTGTGCTCTACTCCACTTGCTATTGCCGACCCTGTTATGAAGGGGTGCCCAGCAGCTTGGTAAGACCCTACATTGTGAAGTCCTACACCATATCTTCCAAAGATTGGTTGTCCGGTTTTTGCATCAGTTGCCATTTTTAATTCCTCTTTTCAATAAATAGTATCTCATCACATTAAAGCTTTCCATTTGTGACTACCAATTCCAAGAATTCCTGAAATATCTACTCCTGGATCTCCCGGAGCGACTCCACCCAGTGGACTGGCGGCTTGTGATTCTGGTGATTGTTGTGCTGGTGCTGGTGATGTTCCTTCGAACAAATCGACACCGCCAAAGGAATCATTGCCAATAGCATCAAGAAGTTTTCTTCTATCTTGTTTTGCTTGTTTTAGCTTTGCTTCCTGTGCTTCCATCATCGCGGCTTTTTGTACGCCTGCTGTAGGATCAGCGACAGGGGCTGACTCGGTGATGACCGGAGACATTCCCTTCATTACTTCGGAAATCACATTCGACAAAAGACCCTCTTCGATAAGGGCTTCTGTGATGCACTCTTTTACGAGTGGCTTGATTATGTTTTTTAGTTCTGATTTTTTCATTAGTCTCTCAAGATGTCATTAAGCAAACGATTAATCTTGTCTGCCTTCGTAAAGATGTTTGGCTCTTTATTTTCTTTCACCATAAAGGCCCCCGTGGTTGAGGGCTCTGAAACAAAGTCAAAGCAGATTAGTTGGAAATCGTCCTCTACAATAGTATTGCCTTGGCTCTCTTTTACGGAACCAAGTCCGCGTGAGGAGATTCCGAGAGTAACACCTGCTTTAGCAAGTGACTGAAGAACTTGTCCAGATGGAGTGTCGAGTACCTGAACCTTTCCCATTACATCATCGCCGTTCCACCAAATGTCGGTGACGAGGTGAGATGCATTCTTTAGGTTAATAACTGAATCGTCTGGATGGTCGAGTTCGCCAAGCGCTCGTCTTTCTTTAACGAGCTTGTGATAGTTCTCGACTTCTCTTTGTAGGACCTTTTTGCCATAAATGCGGCCATTGCCATTCTTAGCATCTGCTCTCTGCATAACGCCTGTCATGTAGAAAGCCTTGCCGTCGTTCATTTCTTGCTTCTCTGTCTCGGTTAGAAGATCTTGACAGACCCCTCCGTCGCAGAGAGCATAGTATTCGGTTAGGACCATTTTATTTGACAATTTCTGAAAGCTCCTGTTTGATAATCTGTTTAAGTTTTGCTTTTGTTATTTTACCCTCTCCTAGCCCTAATGACTGAAGGGTTGTCATTCTTCCGATTCCCGTTGGTGCAGATGATACTTCTGCCTCGTCTCGGTAATGTTGTCGACGCTGACGTCCTCGCTCATAGCTCGTTCGGCCCTCTCTATCAATATCTCCTCCAGCCCGCATCAGATCGTCCCGCAAGGCAACCAATTCGTCACGCAATGCTTCGTCTGGCTCTTTCTGTAATCTTCTACTCAGCCAATCTCTTATTGTCCTTGAGTTGTCGTCGCCAATTCCACCTTCGTCCATTAGTGCTCGCACGGCATCAATAAGGATCCTAGAGTCCGATATGTCGTGCACACCGAGTATTTCCATTGGACTATCTTCTTCGCTAAGAACAGCAGAAAGCTCTTCCTTGATAATCTGTTTAAGTTTTGCTTTTGTAATCTTCATTTATCTGATTTCCTTAAAAAATAAAAGCGGGCGCAACCCGCACGAGCTAAGAGCCTTTACAACAACGACGAACATCTGGAATGTTAATTCTTCGCATTTTCTTCTCCTGAAAGTTGAATGTTGAGCCCACAATCTCCAAATATCATGTTGAAAACATAAGATGTTCCCGAACTTACACAGCCCAAAACAAAATAGTTAGCGACAGTATGCTCGAAAGTAAATAGTTCTGTCCATCCGTTTATTCCACACAAAAAAACTCCTACCCAGAAGCCCACACACATGGGGCAATGGAAGAAGTGATGCTTGGGGCGGATCTTGTTAAAGATGAAGCCGTAACACAATAGTTGCGTCATTCCGTAGGCGGCGAGCACAAATGTTAAAAGTTCCAATTTTACCTCTATTCGTAAGTGTAAGACATCCAGTGGTGAGCATTGCCTGCCATTGGCTGTAATGCTCCCTTTTTGTCTCCGTGTGGAATCTCGCCAAGATCTGTGGATTCTTCATCGTCTGGGTCGACAAAGCGATCAATAACCATATCTTCAAACTTTTCAACGAATTCAAAATAAGGGCGCTCTTCTTCCATCCATTTCTGGATGTTTAGTAGGGCCATCATCGTTGTATCAAACCCTTCTCCCTTAAGAAGGCGAGCTTCCAGTGAGCCATAAATCGCCCCAGATTGGATCGATGCTATCTCAATGAGCCCTTTTTTGGATAGAAACTTCATGAGGCGATTCTCTGAAGCATAAATCATATCAGACATCAAGTCCTTGGGAATGGCAACCACTTTCATCTTTTTTGGCATAACAATAATATCCAATTCTGAATGGTCCATTATCATATAGTCGCCGTCCATAGTCCTTCGGATTATCAGTTCCAATTTTGCTACGGTGGGGGATGATTCTTCTTTCTTTATCGCTTCGGCGCCGATAATAACTCTAACTGTCATTGCTCTAAAATCTCTCTTGTTAGCTCTTGAATTTTAAGAACCTGCTGGATTAATTTATCTGAAACGGGTTGCTTCTTGAATGATTCCATCTTCTCGGAAAGAAGCGAGGTTTTCTTTAGCATGTCTTCATCGTCTTTTATATTTTCGTTTTCATGCATGCTTTCTACATTTTCTCGCAACCTATGAAGCTCTTCGTTCAAGTACACCTTGAACTCCAAAGCATTGTTCTCGAAGAGTGTGACATATTTGCCGATAAGTGCCTTTTGATTGTCATCGAGTTTGCCATCATATTTCTTATTGAAATTCTCAACAACTTTTTTGTATACAAGGTCATCAATGTGTGGCATGCTTTTGCCGGCAACAACCTCTTTTGGCTTTGAAGCAATACCCTGAATAACAACTCTTTCCAACAGAACTCTATGTTTCACAGAAATATCCGTACCGAAGATTTGCGAAATGGTTGCAAGGTTGCGATAGTTGGGGACAAAGTTGTTATAGATTTCAGAGCCGAATTTTTTATTTATCATATTAATGATATCACTTTGTGCTTCGTATATCACTTCCTGATTCAGTGTCTTATATTCTCGTCGTGTTTCTTGTATAAGTCTTTCAGCCAAATAAACATCACCGCCTGTTGTTTCGCCGAGCGTCTTGTATAACTCAAGCTCTTCACGGAGGGCGGCACCCTTGCTAAAATGCTTTTTTAAAAGGGACAACAACTCCTTTCTGCGAGGTTCGTTTTTGTCCATGACTGTCTTGGCGATTTCTTTAGTCAGAACTTCATAAAGAAATGCTGTATTTCGCTTTTTATTGTGCTTTATTTTCATTCTTTTTCAACTCCGATCTTTGTAACTCTTCAACAAGAGATTTTGCTTCCCTGCTCGACTTGAGAAGTTTTTGCTCCTCTTTTATAAATGTACTCTCATAAATAGTGTTCTGCTCTTCGAACATTCCCCTTACGAGCGAATCCATACCACCTGGGCCGCTCTTACCTGGAAAGGTTGTTCTCGCTGATGTCTCTAGGGATGCCTGCGACAACATGTGTTTCCCAAGTCCTGCCGTCTTTCTTCCGTCAGGGCCGTGCTTGGATGAGCCATATGCTTTTCTCTTGCGAATTCTGTCTTTCGCTTTTCTTGTCTCGTCATCCTCTCTTCTGCCTGGTGCGGAGAGGAGCATATCTTCTTCTCCGCCAGCCTCGTCAGTGCCGCCAAGGTCTTCGTCTCCTCCAAGATCTTCGCCTCCAGTGTCGTCACCCAAATCCCCCAAGCCCTCGTCACCTAAATCCTCGCCCCCCAAATCGCCGAGACCCTCATCTCCGCCCAAGTCTCCTCCCGACATGTCGCTGGCAGCCAATTCTTGCTCTGCTTCTGCTGTCGCTGCCAAGTGTGCATCGAACTTCCTATCATAATAAAGCTCTCTTTGGTTTCGCACAAATTCTTCATGGGACATGCTAAATACATGCTCCGCTACCCAGCGTCGAGAGAAGAATCCCTCTGTTGCCCTTCCTGCAACCTCAAACTTCTTGTCCCACCTTTCAAGCTCTTGAAGTTCTGCGATAATAGAAGGGTTATTTAGGCTTAGTTTAAAACTAAGAAGGTCCTCTCCGTCGTAACCAAGAGTGTAAAGATGGATGATCCCGATCTTCTCAAGCTCTGAGACGATTGCTCGTTGTAGTCGTTGAATGGTGCGAGCAAAGCGGATGTCTTTTTGGGCAAGAGTTGTCTTGTCTTCGTCTGCCCCCTCTGCATTGGTAAGATAAGATGCTGGGACTTTAAGTGCCGCGAACAACTTGTCTTTGAGATACTTCACATCGTCGATGTCGCCAGTACGAGATCCGCCGGCGATAGGCTGGATGTCCGTATTCGACCCGCCTCGAACAGGGATAAAATAATCTTCTTCAACTGATAATGGATTATAGCGAAGATCCACTCGGCCGGTGTTTTGATCAACAATGGAGTTTCTTTTCATCGATGAAATGACTTTCTGCATATATTGTTCAACCTCGTTTGGAGGGATCTGGCCTACATCAATCTTAAAAACTTTTCTCTCTGGAGCCCTGACGATTCGATAAGCCATCATTGCGTCCTCAAGAAGGGTTAGTTGCCTCCAGATTCGACGAGCAGCTTCGAGCACTGATGTGCCGTATGGTGCATATTTATCATTGCCAAGAATGCGGAAGTGGCCAACTTGCCAGTTCTCGAAAGTCATACCGGCGGTGTTCCACTGATATTGAATATAGTTTGGGTTTGTCTTGTCTTCGCCTTCAATTCTTTCTACTTCGTGAGTTGGTATGCCTATTGTACTGGTGATTCCCATTTTCTCATCGATATCTAAGTAGAGAAAGAAGTCGCCGTATTTGCACATGGAGCGGCTCCAGCCAAAAAGATTATGCTCGACATTCATTATCTCATGATAGAGCGATTGTAGTACTGCCTTGATTTCCTCGTTGGGACAATTAATACCCAGCATCGGGGAAAGAGATGAATGCGTTGTCATCTCGTCTGCATAAATATCGAGTGCTGATGCAATAATCGGCTCATATTCCATCTGATCGAAGTCAACATATCTCTCGCCGCGGTTGTGCTGCGCCATGATGGAAAGCTGTGTTGTGTTAATTTCGCTATAGCGACTTCTCTTAAATTCCTGCCCGCTAGCAGAACGAAACCGCGAAGAATGTTTGTCCATCTGTGAGCGTCGAAGATGGCGGGCGGCCTGTGTTCTTCGATTGATCAGTGGACCAGAAAATATCCTAGTCAGCGACCTAAACAACTCTGAAGTTGGGTTTCTTGGGTTGTTTGTGTTTCTTGCCATTTATCCTATCCCTTCAGAAGCCATATGAAATCTTCATATTGTTTTCTAGTCTCCAATGCATCTTTGCTAAGTTGGCCTTTATGATGATTTGTCATACCTGAAATTGTTGTTTGAAATTTGCTGTTTGAGACTTTAATTGAGTTAACCATTGCTTTCTTGTACTCTGCTTCTCGTGCATTTACCGTCAGTGCTGTATCTCTCACCCAGCAGCCAATCGCGAGGGCCATTACCAAGTCGTCATTATATGACCTCATGGCTTGAGCCCTGTTGTTGTTCCAGATGAAAGTTTTGAATTCGCCGATTATTCGTGAAG